TACTGAGAAAGTAATTACTCCTAAAGCTCTAAAATTAAACATTCAATTATGTAAGCAAGACTTACTAAGTGCATGGGAATCAAATCAAATGGGTGCTGGTGCAAACAACAGAAATACTCCAGAATTTCATGGTTTCGTAATGTCTTATCTAGCTGACGCTATTGCTGAGTCTACTGAAAACAACGTATGGTCTGGTGCTGATGCTAACGGAGGTGAATTTGAAGGATTCTTAACTGCTACTTCTGGAGCTTTTGCTCAAGACGGAAACGTAATAGCTGTTACTAAAACTGCAGCTCTTGACGCTGATACTATCGTAGAAAACTTATCTTTACTATCTGACGCTATTCCTTCTACTGTATTAGGAAAAGAAGATTTAGTAATCTTTATTAACCAAAAGCATTACAGAAATTACATACACGCTATGTCTAAATTAGGATATATTGACAAATTTAATATGTCAGCTGATTATACTCCAGTTTTTGAAGGAATCAAGCTTGTAGTTGTTGACGGAATGCCTAATGATAAATTAGTAGCAGCAAGAAAATCTAACTTATTTTTCGGTTGTGACCTAGTAGGAGACCAAGCTGAATTAAGAATGCTAGATATGTCTGACATTGATGGTTCAGATAATATTAGAGTAATCTGTAAGTATACTGCAGGAACTCAAATCGGAATCGGTTCTGAAATTGCTTACCTAAGCTAATAACAATCAAATCAAGAAGGGAGGAATTAAACCTCCTCCCTTTTATTAACTAACTAAAAAAAAATTATAACTATGTCATGTACTGCATTAACAAGAGGAAGAAGCATTGACTGTAGAACGTCTGCAGGAGGTGTTAAAGCTATTTATTTAGCTCCACTAAGTGCTGCTACTTTAGTTGTATCTAATGGTGAAGTTACGGATTTTGATTTAAACCCAGCCGACTTATTTAAATATGAGTTAAAAAGAGGTTTAGCATCTGTAACTGAAACTATCGTAGGTTCAACTGAAAATGGTAGTATTTATTATACTCCTTCGGTAAATATGAAACTTCATAAATTATCTAAGGAAGACCAAAACGAAATTAAATTATTAGCTTCACAAAGACTATTAGTTTTTGCTGAGCTTAATTCTACTGAGAACGGAAAGAATCAAATCTTATGTCTAGGTAGAAATAACGGATTAGAACTAAACTCTGGTACTGCTACATCTGGTGTAGCTCTAGGGGATATGTCTGGTTACGACTTTACACTGGACGGAATGGAAATAGACTGTATGGTCTTAGTTTCTCCATATTCTAGTGTACCGTTTGATAACGCTGACTTTACTGTAACAGTTTCTTAATTGTGTTTTCATATTTTCTTTGAAAGAAGGGAGGATTAATTTCTTCCCTTTTTTTTTGCTTCAAAATAAAACAAATCTAATTTTAATCTATTAAATAATATGATACACTATACTCTAACAAATACTCTAAACTTAATCGGAACGACTGAAGAGTCAAGATTCAACAATGAAGTACTAAATGAAAATTTAAGATTTCTAGTTAAATTTACCTCTGAATTTTCTGGTAAGATACTATACGCATATACTAAAAATAATGTAATAAAACCTAGATTTACTAAAATGCAAGTAGATTACAGTACGGTTAATAACGTATTTGATTCAACTATAAACTTAACTCCTGCAGGATATTGGAAATATGAGATATTTGAAGTATCATATGTAGCTCCTCCTTTAATTTTAAATGAAACTAATGCTCCTAGAACAGAAGTAGAAGTACTATCTGAATCTGGTGAACATGGTATAGTACAAGGTAGAGTAGATATAGGAAAATTACATGTACATAATGAAGAAGGAAACGAAGAAAACGAATACATACTTTTAGATGGAGTATCAGATAATTATATATATCCATATGGAGAAGTAAACCAACATACAACTACTGGAGATAAACATTTCCAACATACACAAATAGCTTCTAGTCAATCTTGGAGCATAACTCACAATCTACAAAAATTCCCTTCTGTTACTGTCGTTGATTCTGCAGGGTCTAAGGTTACTGGAGAAGTAGATTACATTGATATTAATACCTTAACAGTTAGTTTCACAGCTGAATTTGGAGGTATTGCATATCTTAACTAATTAATTAATTAAATAACTTAAAATAAAACAAAATGAATTTTTTAACAAATATACACTTAAACCAAAATGAATTACAAGGTGCTGTAGTTCATAAATTAGCTGTAGAACCTTTAGCAGCTGATGGAGTAAAAGGTCAAATTTACTTCAACTCATCTACCAATGTACTTAAGTATCATGATGGTACTGACTGGGTAGCTGTAGGAACTTCTAACGCTGATGGTGATATCACTGGAGTAGTAGGAGGAACTAGACTAACTGTATCAGATACTGATGGAGGTACTGGAGAATCTGGAACTGTAACTGTAAATCTAGATGCTGCTACTGTAACTGAAATTACTGATAACACTGCTAAAGTAGGTATTACATCTGGTCAAGCTTCTGAAATTTCTGCGAATACTTTAAAAGTAACTTATGATGACGCATCTGAAGTAGCTGCGAATACACTTAAAAACTCTTATCCTAGTGCTGATAGTACTAAAATGGATTTTATTTCTGTTTCTCAATCAGTAGATTTAGATACAATGGAATCAGACATAGCTACAAACAATGCTAAAAACTCTTATCCTTCTGGAGACGCTACTAAAGTAGGTCATATCTCAGTAACTCAAGCTGTAGATTTAGATACTATAGAGACTGATGTAGCTGCGAATAATCTTAAAGTAGGAATTACTACTGGTCAAGCTACTCAAATAGCTACAAATGATTTAAAAGTAGGAATTACTAAAGCTTCTTTAGATTTTGTTATGCAATCTTTTGACGGAACTGAAACATTAACTTTTGGTGATGCTGGAAATGATTCTAAATTAGTTATAAAAGGTGATTTACAAGTAGAAGGAACTACAACTACTGTTAATTCAACTGAAGTAACTATAGCTGATAAAAATATTACTCTAGCTGAAGGTTCTACTTCATCTCAAGCTGATGGTGGAGGTATAACTATTGATGGTGCTGGTGCAACATTAACATACAATAACGCTAATGATAGATGGGCTATGAATAAAGACTTAGCTACTGACTTAGTAGGTAATGTAACTGGTAATGTAACTGGTGATGTAACTGGTAACTCTGATACTGCTACTGGTTTAGCTGCTTCTGTAAATATTAACGGTGTAGCTTTTGATGGTACATCTGATATTACTATTACAGCTGTTGCTGATGCTGGTTCTTTATCTGGAACTACTTTAAATTCTACTGTAGTAGATTCATCTTTAACTAGCTTTGGAACTATTACTTCTGGTAACGTTGACGCTATTCTACCAGCTGCAGCTACTAACAGTGCTGGTATTGTTGAAAGAGCTACTGATACTGAAGTAAAAGCTGGTTTAGATACTTCTAGATATGTAACTCCAAATCATTTAGCTCTATTGAGATATGCTATAAATATTCCAGCTGGAACTTCTTACGTAGCTACTCATGGATTAGGAACTAAAGATGTTCATGTATCAGTTTTTAAAAATTCTGATGGTGCTGAAGTAATGTGCGATATAAGTAGAAATTCTACTTCACAAGTAACTCTATCATTTGGAGCTTCTGTTTCAGCTTCACAGTATAGATTAGTAGTTACTAGATAATATGCAATTTTTAGGAAGAACTACCGAAGGTTTCACAGAGAGTCTGATAATCCCGTTAAGTGACGAGGTTACAGATATCTCTGTAGCTGGAGGTGTATATAATTTCTTTTTACCATATACTTGTACTATAGATAGTATAAGAATAAGTTTAAATGGTCAGTGTTCTGGTACTGATGTTATAGTAGATGTTAATGCTGATGGTACTTCTTTATTTACTAATACTAGAGTACATTTACCAGCTGGTAATAATGTATCTTTAGTACAGCCAGATTTTGAACAAGATACTAAATTAGATGCTTTTACTAGAATAGATTTTGATATAGACCAAGTAGGTAGTGTTGTATCTGGATATGGTTTAAAAGCTATGATTATCTTACATAAGAGTACAGATATAGAAAGTTAATGCAATTTCATAATACTTTCATATCACATAGTCAAGCTGAATCTCTAGTTTTTATAGGTTCGGACTATTCTGTTATGTTTGATGGTATTAATGACCATGCTGATATATCTGATAGTGGAAAACATTTACAATATACAGAAGCTGAATTTGATGCTCATGGATTAACTGTTAATTTATGGGTAAAATTTGATGCTTTTTCTGGTTCAGAACCATTATACTGTATAGGAAGAAATCATAATCAGTACTATGGATATGGTTTTCAGATAGGAAATAACCAAAAAGCTCAGATACACATGTATGGATTAAATGGAACTGCTTCTGGAGGAGGTTCTAATAATAGAAAAACTAGACAAACTACAACTACTTTAAATACTGGTCAATGGTATATGCTAACTTTTGTAATGGGTAGTCATGACAGAGCTGACTGGAAAATATATTTTAATGGAGTAAATCAAAGTGCTACTAATTCTGGTAATAATAGTGTAACACTAACTTACAATAATACTACTAACGCTTTAATAGGTAGGTCTGGGAGAACGTCTAGTGAAAGATATCACGCTGGGAATATAAGTAGTCTAGCTTCTTGGGAAGATGTCTTAGA